ATTCAATAAAAATTGCTTTTGGGGGCGAATGAGTGCTAAACAATCAGCGAGTTCAATCACCGATCTTGGCTTGACTTTGGCTAACAGTGAATGATGCTTTGCGACTTGAAAAAGCTTTTCAACCACCGAGGGAATTTCAAGAAGTGTCCAATCAGGCTCGTGCGTGAGAAGCTCCACGATCTCGTCGTGGGATGAAAAATGATCATAGACATGAACATGCAAGAAATCAATCTTAAAAAAGTTAAGATCACCCGCTTTATCATGGGTGATTGCCGCTAAGCCCGTAATGGGGTCTTGTGGCATTGTCTGAAAATAAACTCCACAAGGATGAGCCGTAAGCTTATCATGGTGAAACTGTGAAGCTTGAATCGCATCCGGAAAAACTTCTAAGGGATTGAAACTACCAATGACATCAATATCAACATCCATCAAGATTAATCCTTCTAGGGTAAGCTTCTCACGCTGATAGCGTTAAATTTCAAGCTGAGTCATTAGTTCTTTGATCTCAGTGATGACAAGCTTTTTTTCTTCAAACTGTTTTACCCAGTAATCATATGAGATCACCGCTTTCAACATGAGGCGATCACTCTCATGAAGGTTATTATACCAATCACGAAATTTTACTGAACAAAGCAGCAACCAGGGCGATAATTTTCGTTGCTGAAGCAGTTCAATCATCTCTCCGGGGTTGATCTGCTTAAACACGTCACCCAAAAGAATATCATTCTTTTCTTGGATTCCAATCAAAGTATCAAGCGATGTTTCAACCTGTTTCATTGGATTGATCTTTCGATCCCAATGATTGATATATAACTGGTAAGCATCACCGTGTCGCCAGTTGATCGGAGAGATGTTATTATCGATCATGAGTTCAATGTATTTCTCCTTGTCAGGGATCTTAAGCTCATGAACCCATGATGCAAACTTATAAAACGCAGTATAAAACGTTGATTTCGCGTAAGTCTCGATGGGGGGTGGTTTCTTGCGTTGCTTTTCTAACCAACACTTGTATAACGAGTAAGCGGTGAAACCGGTCACCGTGCGAAGTTCATCCAAGCGACGCATCGCCGTGCAAACGTGATTCATGAATGATCGCTCAGTAAAGAACCCCTTGTTGCAATGCTTGCACTGATAAAGGGGTTTTGTCATTCCATCTCTTTCTTTAACGCTCGCAATTCATCTTTTTGAAAACCATGTGACTCACCGAGTTCCATGATCTCCTTGGAATCAAAGAGCTTTAACGTTTCATTCGCTTCTTTGAGTGATAAGTTATAATGATCAGCGATGAGTTTTATCGCGATGCCCTTACGCTTTGGCCGCGAAAGATTGTAATTTATCCATGAATAGCGTTTTGATCCGTTCGATGAACAGACTGTCAACAGCTTCAATAAAAACTCAGGATGATTTCCGAGAGGATAGACAAGAACATTCACCAGCTCATTCAGCATGATAAGCTGATATTCATTGAACGTTCCTGCCATCCATCGCATTGTAACTAACGGCGAAAACTGTTTCTGTTGTTCATCGGTGAGTGAATTCCAGGCGTTATAATTTTTTTGATCTATCTCCTTAAGAAGAACGAAGATGTCAAGCACCCGATCGCGAGGCATCACAGCGCAACTGCAAAATCCCGAGCCTGAGGATGCTTAACAGTTATTTTGAGTTTGGTTCTCTTTGCTTCGATTTGAATCTCTGAGTTTTTCCAAGCTTTTGCGCGCAGCCGATAGGCGCGTCCGTATTCACGAAACCGTTCAGGATTGTTTGCGCGGTAGAGGGTGTTATACTCGCGTCGCTTTTTAAGATGATTATAGTATTCATCGATTGATAGGTTTTCAAGCCAGTGATACCGTGTAAGCGTCGCTTCGTTAAGAGGACGAATTTCACCCTTGCGAGGCCGTCCGGCGGGATAACCAGAGTATGTGTGTGTCATGGGAGTAAGTTTCCTTATAAAATATGCTATTCGATTTGGGTATAAAGCTTAATCATTGTTGCTTCAAAATTCAAGTGCGGAATTGCAACGAATGAATGCTTATACATTCCCTCTGCTAAAATGCAGAGAGCCTGTTCATACGCTTCGCTATCACTCGTGTACTTAGGATGCTTTTGAAAGTTTCGATAAAGAAATTCAAACACCTCCGTTATCTGCTCGGCGGTGCATTGAAGCGTGACTAACTTTCGAATTTCACGCAAGTTGCCAGTTACGATAAGATCTAACAGCTTAAACTGATAATCATCGCCGTCGGTTGACAGTGTTGGCAGCTTAAGTTCACCGTTGATGGTGTTAAGCTGTAAGTTGTTAATGATCTTTCTAATGTCAGGGTATGCTTGATCAACATACTTATCAACGATCGCCGCGTCAAAGACAGTGGCTTCAGCCGTAAGAATTTCAAACATGCGAATCAACACGTCATCGCGGGCGGGTGCCTTAAAATGAAGCTGTTGCATGCGTGATTTAAGCGCGGGAATGATCTTGTGTTCATAGTTACACGTGCAAATGAATCGACACGTGCTAGCATTTTCTTCTAAGACAGCGCGTAGCATTCCCTGTGCAGCCTGTGAAAGATAATCACACTCTTCTAGCTTAACAACCTTGAACGCCCCGTGGGGGTATGTTCCCGCGAACGAAAGAATCGGATCCCGGATGAAATCTACCCCCGTCTTATCAGACGCGTTGATGCGAAGCACATCACCCTCATTAACTCCTAACTCGTTCAATAAGATCTCAGCGAGTGTTGTCTTGCCTGAACCTTGAATCCCCGAAAGAAGCAGATGGGGAAGATCACGGTCTTTGATGATTCTGTAGATTTGATTTTCTTGTTGTTGAGTTTGAAAAACATATCCCTCGAGTGACTTCGGGCGGTATGCTTCAAACCAAAGCTTTTTGATTGTCATTGCTTTCCTTTTCGTATAGTTTAAATTATATACTATAAAATCAAACAAAGACAATTTAGTTAGTAAGTCGTCCCCGGTTCATCAGAAACGAGTGAGATCATGCTATCATCTGTTTTCCAGTATCGCTTTCCATCAACGTAAAACCCGGGTGTCCACTTTCCAGCATCAACCAAGATATAATCATCGGTGACAATGTCCTTAACGGCGGAACCCACTGCGATCACAACTCCCCAGCGAGGGATGCTAGCCTGTTGCCCGTCAGTCTCAGTAACGAGCAAGCCCGCTGCCGTTGAATTGATAAATCGCGTTGAGGTGTTCTGTTCAATGAATTGGAATATTACGTTGTTATTTTCTGTGGTTATCATTTTAATTGAGCTTTAAGCTTTAACGCGTTAAGTTTCTTATCATAGGCTACCGCCCATGCCTTGATCTTCGTTGACAGTGCATTGATTATCTTAAGAATTTTAGCACCCCAGTCTCCGATCGATTCTGCTACTTTCGGTTTAACCGTGAGTGCTGGTGATTTTTCTGGTTGAGCGATGATGGTGGTGTACGCCTCGGTGATTGCCTCGATCTGGGGTTGAAGCTCAATCGGAACAAGCTTGCTCAACGCCTCGATGATCTTATCATAATCAATCTTTACTTTATCGGGAGCGGGAGCCCGCTTAGAAATTGTCAGGGTGAAAGAAACCGTTTCAAGAACTCGTGTTAAAACTGTGTCTTCATCATTAAACAGCTCTTCAGCGAGCCCCTTGATCTGGGTGTTTAACTCGTTGCGCTTTTTCCCCATGATCTCAATGGCATCGTTGAGACGCTGATAACGACCCGCAAGGCGTGTAATTGCCCCAGACTGGTTACCGGTAAATTCAGCGATCACTCGATCGATCTTTCCTTTTACCACCTTTTCAGTATAATTTAATCCTACCTGTCTGGTTCCCTCAACGAGATCAATGATTTTCATGTCGACTCTTTCTTTTTAGGTTCTTTTGGTGCCACCGGCGATGAAACTTTATCATCGCTGGGTTCAGGAGGGTTGAGAACGTCTGATACAACATGAATCGGTTTATCTGAGATAAACGCGCTCTGATGAATCTTTCCCTCACCGTTGATAAAATTTTTCCTTCGTTCAACTTCGATGTTCATGGGGGCTTTTGCAAGCTCATGTTTAATTAAGATCGCGTCGAAATCAACGACTTCACCGCGAGCAGTTCTTATCATTCTAGGCATTTACGAAATCTCCTTTCATTTAGGTCTAATGAAATCAGTTATCTGAATATCATATTTAACGGGATCAACCTGATGCAACCCAAGCAGGTAAAGAAGATATGATGAACAAGAACTCCCTCGACCCACACCCCATACTTGTTTCTGTCGTTTCAATTCATCGAGAATGTAAATCAACG